CTACCAGCGTTTTTTGTGCTGGCGTCGCTCGTCTTCCAAAACCAAGGCTTGCAAATTTTTTAGGTAGTCTACCTCCGCACGCAGCCGCTGAACCTCTGCCAGCAGATCTTCTTCTACCTGCTTCGGCAACTGCTTTGGCCGACGACCCTTACTGCTGCGGCCGCGCCGTTCAACGGCAAAGCCTTCCGGTCCTTCCTCCAGGTAGATTCGCTCCCATGATTTGATCTGATCTCTGCTGTTTACATCAAATCGTCGGCAGGTTTCGCTGTAACTCAATTTCTCTTCCTGCATGGTTTCGATCACCAGCTTCTTGAATTCCGCTGTGTATCGTTTGTTCGGTACTCCCTTTGGCATAGCAAAACACCCCACTTGTTAGATAGTATACCATACTGTCTAACAAATGGGGTGCAGTTCACTCTGGCAGTCTGTCGGCTCTGGGCTCGTAGGCCTCTGGCTCTCGTTGTTACTTCTCGTTGCCGGTGTTCAAATTGGACACCGTTTCCCGCATTTTCCGGTGCGGGCACTCCGTCACCTGTGATGCCCGCGTCCAGGCGCTTTCGCAAAATCCCTGGCTGTTAATCATCGGGCAGGTCAGCGGACAGATCGTGCGCTTTCCCATCAGCCGATACGCCTCCCGGCGGCCGTGCGCTGCCACTCAGTCAGGGCATTCATTTCCCCGTTAGACTCCGGCAGCAGGTCGCACAGCGTCTTGATGACCGTGGTGTAGTTTTTGATCATCGTGTTGTACACTTCGACCTCCGGAGACTTTTTCGTGCCGTGCTGATTTTCGCCGTTCTGGTACTCGGATACACAGCCGTTTTCGTTGATGGAATCCCGTAAATCCTCCAGAGTTACGGCCATAAAAGCCGCGTTATCCATGAGTTTTTCGGCGGTTTTTCGCTTGTTTTCGTCCATTTTCGCAAAGACTTCTGCGAGCTTCTCGCGCTCGCGTTTTATTCTTGTTTCGGCCTTCGGTTTTCCCATGCCGCACCTCCTCTCAACTACACCCCTCCTGCACCCGTCACTCGGTGAAATTTGAGTGTGGGGTGCGGTCTTCCGCCGGTCAGCGCCGCGGCTCGAATGGGGGGAGTAGGTTTCCATCGTCATCAAAGCCGCAGCGTGCGCCGCTGTGCTTTGCCATGTGCTCAATGTCGTGGCAGTGATGGCACAGCAGCTCAAGGTTGGACCAGCCGAGTGTGCGTGCCGGATCGTTCATGTCCTGCGGCCTCAGTGCCTTGCGGTGGTGCACGATCAGTCCCGGCTTGCCGCAGCGCTCACACAGTCCGTGCTTGCTGACCATGTAGGCCTCGCGGGTGTCGCGCCATGCCGCCGAGTTGTAGAACGCTTTCGCCCAGGGCTTAGCCATGGTCGTACTCCATCATGTCATGCAGCGCTGCTGAACTGCTGGCGATGATCTTGTTGAGCCGGACAATGCGCTCGGTCAACTTGTACCGCCTCTCGAAGCTCGGCTCAAACTCACGCTCTCGCAGCAAATCAAGCCGCCGCTGACGCAGCCGGTCGAGGTTGCGCTTGTACTCAGGTATCATCTCGCGCACCGTTTGCACGCGGCTCACCGCCTTTCTGGCAAAATAAAAAGCCGACAGCGCGCACTCCTCACGGAATGTCACGCGGTCGGCTCTGGGCTCCAAGGCCTCTGGCTCTCACCGTCAAAGCTGACGATGGACTCGCACTTGCAATATTTGCACCAAAGTGGGAAACACCTCAGCACAGTTTGTCCCGGCATGACCATAACACCAGTTGGTCGGCCACATCGCGGGCACACGATTTTCATCTTCTGTTTATGATTATACACTCGTTTTCCGCTCCTGTCTACCCTTTCGGCGTTGTTTCTCCGGCCTCCTGTCATATGTTATAGACAGGTCCAAGCCAGAATCAACGCGCTTGCGACTGCGCGCTGTCCTACTATTATAATGTATGGTTTTCGGCATCAGGTATTTGATGTACTTGCAGCTGGCTATCTCGTTGCGGCCGCCGCCCTCATCGAGCACCTGTGCTCCGGGCGGTGCATCAACGGTCGTGCCGTCGTCCACCCACTCGTAAGTCGTGACCGGTCGGGCAAGGTTGCGGCTGCCGACAAACTGCTTCTTTCCGTTGAGACTTGCCTCGCGGCGCTCTTTGGTGAGATAGCCTGCCCAGCCGTCGTAGCCGCGCTCGCGGATGTAGTTGATCTGGATGTCGTCGCCCCAGATCCAGAGTGACCGCATCAGCTCCAAGTCACCGCCTGCGGCGTTGATAATAATGTGCGCGTGAGGCCGGTGGTCTCCGTGCCTGCCCTCGAGCACATAAATGTATTTCAGATCCAGCAGACCTCGCGCTTTGCGGTAGGTCCGCATCTGCGAGAACACTTTGCCGAGGTGTTTGCGTGTCACGTCAGCGCTGTCCGGCAGGTCCGCATCTCGATAGGTGACGGTCAACACTAAATCGCCCTCGTCGAAGTTGCACGCCATCAGCTGCTCCAGCTTGCGCTGGGCGGTGTTGGCGTTGGTGCGCTGGATCTGCTCCTCGGTCACCTCTCGGATGCGTTTGCGCTCCTGCTTGCTGGCGTTGGGTCGCGGCACTGTGTAGGTGATGTCCCACACAAGCCGTCCGGCCCTGATTGTCTTTCTCCTCTTCATCTCTGCCTCCATCGGTGTCCAAATTGAACACCACAGCGGACGAGTTTCCCCGTCCGCGTGTAGTTTTATAGAATATCCGCAAAATTTCGGTTTGTCAATGATTGTTTTTTTGCTTATAATGTCTGTTGTACTGTTTTATAAATTATTAGGAAAGGAAACATATAATGCTAATCTTTCACTATGCTTCTCTTGAGACATTTAAGAGTATCATCGAAAACCATTGCATCTGGCTATGCGATGTTCAAAAAAGTAATGATTCTACAGAACGCACTTATTTTGAACAAGTACTATTAGAGGTTATCGATAATTTCCTGGCTAATCCCTCTGAAATCAAGTTATTTTCACCATATGCCGAAAAAGCTTTAGTTACATTCAAAGATACTTACCGCAATCAGCGTCCTAACATTCCGCCTATTTACTCTGCCTCTTTCTCTCTCGATGGTGACTTGCTTAGCCAGTGGCGTGCATATGCGAATGATGGCACCGGAGTATCGATAGGGTTTCATCAAGAATTCTTCACCAAAGCTTTTCGAAATCCGAATAGTTGGACTATCGAATACAGTAAAAAAGCTGCTATTTCAGCCTGCAAGAGCAAAATAATTGCTAATCTTCAAATCATTGCATGTGAATCCCCAAATAATGAACGAAAGTTTTTAAATCACTTTACGCTATTATTACTTCAATTCATGGAATATCACAGTATGCTCTACAAGTATTCTCAATTTTGTGAGGAAAAAGAATATCGCATTACATACCGATACGGTACGCGCTATTACGAAAACTCAACAACTAACACCACTCTTTCTACGACTACGCTTAGAGAAATTCCTGTCGATAGTGGTTTTTCTCTTTCTAAAAAGAAGTATCGAATATCTAATAATCGATTATCCAGTTATTACGAATTATCGTTTGATGACATTCGAGAACACATCATTTCGAAAATTATCCTTGGCCCTAAATGTCAAACCGATCCAGCCGATATTAGAATGTTCTTAAAAGATTACGGTTACGATGCCGATATTAAAATTCAGCGTTCCGAAATTCCTTATCGTTAACTTGGAATCACCTCCGTCCACGAGCGCACGAGGATATTTGCCTCGCACTCCTCATCGTCCAAATCCGGGAAATACCACTTTCCACCCTTGTAGATATACTCTCCATACCGTCCGGCACAGCCGCACAGATTACACAGCACCCGAGCGCCCTCCGGCGGCCGCTTCTCGGTGTACTTGTGCCAGATGCTGCACGCCGGATGGTCGGCAATCATCTCAAATGGGTCAATACCGACCGATTCTGCCATCTCAAACAGCTCCGCAAGGTCAGGCACACAGCCGAACGGCTGCGAAGCCCACAGCCAACTCATATTCCACCGGAAACGCTTATCCTCAAAATCATCAGCGCACCGAATATCCTTGCAGGCCAGCGCAAAGCGGATATTGCGCCGAGCTTCTGCCAGCGGCGAAGCGTTGAACTCCGCCAGTCTGCGTTCCCGTTCCTCGTTGTCCTTGACCTTGTTTTTCTCCCGCTCAATGCGCTGCTTGACCTTGCCGCACACGCGGTCACAGTTGGCGGCAAGCGAGCACTCATGGCAGCAGCCCTCGCAGTGCCCGCCTTTGACCCATGCGGCACGCTTGTCTGCACCGGTGCAAGGCTCTATGCAGGGCGATGCTTCCGGGCAGGTCAGCGGTGTAAAGTCAAATTCTGCCGCCTTGCGATGCGCCTTGACTTTACGAGCGTCGAGACTGAAAAGTTTATCATTATATACGCGGTACAAATCCGCTTGTAAACCCGGTTCGCAATGTGCAATTTCATCTGCTATACTCTCTTTGATGCTTTTCCGACAAAGTTTTTCCTTCCACTGTCGATCGAGGTGTTTATCGATATACTGAGCACGCTGCACTGCGCTTTCGTTTTTATCGAGCACATCCGCAATATAGCTACGGAGTTTTCCGGGCAACTCGACCACGCCGCGCGCCTGTAAATCCTTTAATGCCTCTTCGATTTCTTTTGCCGCTTGCGCGATATAAGGAGCAGTTAGGCCGCCTCCGCCTCTAACCATAGTGTTTGTCCAATGCAAGACAAGCGTTCGCAGCGCTGGATCGAAATTCTTATCCAGCACGCGACACGGAGCGGTATTCCAACCAAGCTGCTCGATTGCGTTGCGGCGGCGATGCCCGGCGAGCAGCAGATAACCGCCATCAGGTTTAGGCCATACGACAAGCGGCTGCATCAATCCCGCGACTTTAATCGATTCTGCCAACTCTTCAATGTCAGTTTGAGCGTAAATATTTGCAGCATTCTCTTCAATATCTGCAAGTGGAATTTCCTGTTCCTTGGCGTTTTCAGTGTTCAAGTTGGACACTGTTTCGCCCATCAGCTCCGCAAGGTTAAATTTCTTAGCCATTACAGTCCCTCCATAATCTCTTCTACCCATGCCCGATAGTCACGGGCGGCCGCCGAGGTCGGAGACCAGCGCGTGACCGGCTGTGCGGCGTAGGTGCTCTCCGTTACCTTGTCAGTGCGGCGGATTTTTTGTGAAAACAGCGGGATCGGGCTGTGCTCTCGCAGCCAGTCCTCGCTCTGGCGCGTTGCGTCAGCGTTGTGCCAGATGGTCAGCAGACCGCGAACACTGCGCTTGGCAAGGCCGGTGCTCTGCACACTGGCAATCTGATCGGCAAGCAGCCGCATGCCGGCCATCTCAAACGCGCCCGGCTTGATCGGCACGAAGACCATATCACTGGCAGCAATCGCCGAGATGCACGGCAAGCTGAATGACGGCGGACAATCGAAGATCATCACGTCGTACGCATCATCCTCGACCAGTGCGTCACGCAGATCGGCGTACACGCGAACCGCCTGCTTGCGGTCAATGTCGGCGTCCAGATCAACCGAGGCGAGCTGCATGTCGGACGGGACGATGTCAAGATCACGGTAAATGGTGTGCTGGATGACGTCCTCGTAGTAGGCCGTGCCGCCGTCGAACAGGTCGGCCGTGCTGCAGGCGTCAGGTACTACGCCGATGTACTGGCTGGCGTCACCCTGCGGGTCGCTGTCTACCAACAGGACGCGCTTGCCATAGTCGGCAGCCAAAATGCCTGCAAGGTTTACGGCGGTGACCGTCTTGCCGACGCCGCCCTTCAAATTGACTACGCTAATCGTTTTCAAGATGTTTTCGCTCCTTTTTCGTGTTTCAGTGGTTTTACTTCGTTCGCGGACCGTATTTCCGCCTCTGAATACCATGCTTTTCGAGTACCGCTCGCACCGTTTTGCTTGAGCGGTGCATGCTTGCCGCCACGATTGCAAGCGGCATTGTCTCGTACATTTCGCAGATTTCACGCTCCTCTTTGTCAGTCAGCGCTATACGAGGGCCTCCGGCCGGTCTGCCGCCGTTCGGCGGCGCAGGCTGGACTTCCTTGCGGGCCACGCCGCGCGTGTCGCGTTCTTGGGTGTATACGGTTTCGCGGTAGCTATACGGCACGCCAAAGACTCCGGTGCCGGAAACCTCAACTGTTTCATAGATTCCCTTCGGGTGCCGCCAGATGACGCGGCGTTGCTCAGTTGCCATTTTCCGCTCCCGCTCTCTGCATCAGCTGCTCATAGTCTTTCTTGATTATGCCAGACCCGATCAGAGCCATGATATACTGCATCGCCTTGTCGGCAGTCTCGTCATTCGTCGCCTGGCAAACTACGCGATACAGCGAGATCAACGCACGTCGGATGTCATCACCCAAAATCTTTCCGTCCGCGAAATCAAATTTGCATTCGGCCTGTATTCCGTTAATTTTAATCTCAATCATGCTGTTTCTCCTTCCGATTTCTCTTGATGTATCTCAGCACCGCACCGATGGCCTCGGCCCTCTCACGGTACTCCCGCCGCATTTCCGGCGGACAGACCTTACTCTGCGCGTACAACCGGCGACGCTCAAACCGCAGGCGCGGGATTGCTTTGCTTAATCTCATGCTGTTGCATCATCCTCCATCATGCGTAATTTGGACTGATAAAAGCCTTGCCACTGGGCGAGGAACCGCTGCTGCGAGCCGCAGAACCAGAACGGGATAGACCCTCGGCGGCCGCCCTTGTTTTTGACGATCTCAATCACACGCAAGCGGCCTGCTTCCAGATCGGCGGCTTCCTCGTCACTCTCTACGTCCTTCTCGGACGGGTAGTCGAGCAGCATGACCACATCGGCGTCCTGCTCGATCTGGCCGGAGCCGCGCAAGGCTGCCATGCCCTCGCCGCCTCGGCTGAGCTGGCTGAGCGCGATCACGCACACGCCGCTTTTGGCAAGCCGCTGCAATGCGGTCGTAACCTCGGTGATCGTCTCGTACTCCTTGCCGATGTGCTTGGGATCGCTCGACCGGACAAGCTGCAGATAGTCCACCACGATGATGTCCGACTTGTTTCGGCAGGTCACGGCGCGAATCTCATCGACCGTAACGCCGGTTGCCTCGTAAAAGTGGAAATTCCGGTCGGCCAGTTTGCGCTTAGCCTCGACCAGTGTGACTGTTTCGGCCTCATCCAGATTGCCGGACTGGATGTGTGCCAGGTCAACACCGGCCTGTGCCGCCATGATGCGGTCCTCGACCGTCTCGCTATCGGTTTCAAGCGAAAAAAACGTGACGTTGTGCTTCTCGGCCATGTGCAGTGCCACCTGCAAGGCAAATGCGGTCTTGCCTGCACTCGGTCGAGCACCAACCACGACATAGTGCTTGGGGTTGACCTTGACGTAGCGGTTCAGCTCGTCAAATCCCCAGTCGAGGTACTGCCGCTCAGTGCCCATGCGGCCGTAAAAGTCGGTCAGCAGATCGGTCATCGTGCTGCTGCGCTGGTCGTTGTCATCCGCGACCACGCTGTTCATACACTCGATCTTGCCGATGAGTTCTTCCATCGGCAGACCCGCGAAGTTGCCGTCCAGCGCCTCGCGGAACAGCTTTTGCAGGCGGTACCGGCGGGACAGCTCAAGCAGCTTGTCCACATACGCGCCGCAGTATCGCGCCGACGGCGTAATCTGCTCCAGCTCCTTGAGCCATGTCGCAAACTCCGGTCCGCAGGCCGCCTTGACGGTCAGCGGGTCGATCACATCGCCGCGGCCGTACATCGCTCGGCAGGTCTCGAAAATCTGCCGCGAGATGCCGGTGACGAAATCCTCGGGCCGCACCCGCGTAAACACCAGCGAGGCATTTACCTCGGCGTCCGCGATCAGTGTGCCGAGCACGCTGTTCTCGGCCTCGTTATACAGGTCCATCATTTCAGCCATTTGCGTCCGCCTCCCCTCGCTTGCTTATCTTCCGGCACCGGGTTGTGCTCATCTTCCCACCGGCCGCCGTTAAGCCAGGTCGCCGGATTGGGTATGTACCGGCCGCCATCACGTTGCCAGTCGTCCGTGCGTTTCTGCCATGCGAGCGCCGCCAGAATTTTAGCGAGCAGGTCGTTATCGACGTGCAGCTTGTCCCAGGCTCGGCGTGCCGGCTTTTTAGCTACGCGCTTTGGGTATGCTTGCCAGAATTGGTCAAATAACTCGTCCTCACCCTTGGGGGTATGGGGGTTATTATTATTACTTGTATTATTCTCCTTTATATCCTGGAAGTTTTCTTCTATAGGGTCGGAGACCTGTTCTGCGGCCTTCTGGGCGTTCGCCTGCACCCAGATTTTGCGCGTCACAACGGCGTTGCTGCCGTCTCTAATAATCTCGATTGCGATGTATCCGGTCTCGGCCAGTGATGCAATCGTCGCTGAGATCGTGCGTCTCGACTTGTCAAAAATCTGCGCAAAATAGTCGTTGGTCGCAGAGCAGTAACCCTGTTTGTTGCACAGCGCGGTGATGTCGCTGTACAGCAGCCGAGCGAAGTCGCTCAGCCGCTTATCATACCGCACATCGGCGGTCAAAATCGAGAAATAACTCGGTTGCTCCATGCTATTGTCCTCTCTTCTCGCCCTCGTTCAGCGCCAGCCGCTCAATCTCGGCGTAAGCTTGTCTCTCGGATAAAGCGTAGTCGTAATTTTACGCATCGCGCACACCTCCCCACATCAGCGCCAGACCGACCACACCGGCCAGCACCGTGCCCCACAGCGGCAGCGTGCCGTTGTCCGTCAGCCCGGCCGTGAGCAGCAGCAGCGTAAAGCCGATGCCGACCATGCGCGGGCGCACGCCCTGGCAGCCGCCATCGAGCACCTCAAAATCCGGTGCTTGACGCTTAACTGCTGCCGTGGTATAATTATAAATACAAGATGTTTTCGCATTGACGCTCAGTACGGTTGCCGCCGTCTGGGCGTTTTTTCTTTGTCCATTTTTCATGTTACACCTCATACTGACCACCGGATATGCTCCGGCACTTTACGGATTCCCTGTTTCTGCTGCTGTCCCTGTAAATCGAGCATCGGATGCGTTGCCAAATACTCAATCAGCGTATCAAGATTGACAAACTGGCGGCGGCCTGCTGAGATGACCGGCACAGCACCGGACCGCATCAGATAGCGGATATGATGCTCACAAAACTTAGTGTCTGGGTCGAGTTTGCGCAGCTCATCAGCTGCCTCACGGGCGCTGCGGATTCTCGGTAAATTAGCCATTCTTAGCACCTCCGGATGCAAAATCCAATTCCAATGCCGCCGTTACGATCTCATGCAGTTCGGACATGATCTCGTCATGCAGCGGACGCTCCTCGACGGTAATGATGCCGTCCTCGTTGATCTCCATCAGTTGGTCCAGCCTGCCGTCCTTAGCAAACCTGCCAATCAGACGGATGAGCCGCATAGTTGCGTGCTCCAGTGTCCGTACGCCTACCTGTGGCAGCACTCCGGCGAGATCACCCGACTGGATATGCTGATAGCAGAGATACGGGAAATCGTACAGCTGCGCCATCCGCAGCACCGTGCTGTCTGGCGGTCGGCGGCGGCCCTGCTCATAGGCCCCGAGGCTCTCGACCGACAGGTCCAGTCTTTCGGCAGCGACTTCCTGTGTTAAACCCTTCAGCTCGCGTGCGGCTTGATAGATATTTCTGTTTTTTCGCGCACTGGTAATGGGCGCGGACTCGGCGTATAATACAGCCATAGTCAAACAACCTCCTTCTCCCCTTTGTACAGATCGTCCAGCGTGCAGCCGAGATAGATTGCGATGTCCGGCATTAACCGGCACGGCGGATATGTACCGTCGCTCTCCCAGCTGACGATCGTGGACTGGCTCACATGGAAATACGCGGCCATGTCCACCTGACGCACGCCCTTTGCCAGACGCAGTTCTTTGATTCTTCGCATTGTGTCACCTCCTCTGGTATTTCTTTCTTTCCCGTGGTAGAATTTAGGGGAAAGGAAGTGTTATGATGTTCCCCTCGCGTACAGAACTGTTAAACCGTATCTACAATCACACACTCAAGACCGGTGAACCCTTATCCCTATCTTTAGATGATGAAACCTCTCCGGAACATCGTCTTACCGACCCAATCCAGAAAGACATAGACTATCTCACTGATAACGGCTATGTAAAAGATGAATACGATATCATCGGCTCTGCGCATCTGGTATTGACGGAAAAAGGTGAGCAGTTTGTTGAAAATGAGCGTGCGCCACAGAAACAATCTGAAACACAATCGCCTGTTTTCAACTTTAACGCACCTGTCACCGGCAATGCTGTAATTGATACGCAAGAGAATGTTACTCAGAATGTTAGTTGTTCTCTGCCTGAACTCGAAACTCTTTTTTCTCAGCGTCCGAACGAAGAACAGGAACAACTGAACGAAATTCTTGACCTGCTCCGCAATTTGCAAAAGGACGAGCCATCATTACCCAAACATACGTGTGGAAAAATCATGAATTTCCTGAGCAAGCACATCGAACTCAAGATCCCGATCGCGCTCACTCTGTTCCAGCACTTTATCGGCTGATCGCTTTTTGTAATCCTCCGCAACGCTGACTACACACTCCAGCATTATCCAAGCGGCTTCAAACTTCTGACGAAGTTTTTCGTTTTCCCTTTCCAACTCGGCGATTCGCTCGGTTTCGTTCATCCTCCCTCACCTCCCTCTGGTGTTTGTTCCTTTCCCGTGATAAAATTTAGGGGAAAGGAAGTGTAGATAATGGATATCGCAGCGGTTGTCACTATCGTATCCGGCATTATTTCTGTTGCCGCAATTATTTCCTCGCCAATAAATACATGGATTCGTTGTCACTACGACAAACAATTACAGCAAACTGAACGCTTTTTTAAGGCTCGTTCGTCAACTTATCCCCCATATATCGAAGCAGTCAGCTTGTACTTGCGCCATCCGTCTGCGGAACAACATACCCAAACTGAACGCGCAGCCGCAGCCGCCGAATTATATGCCTCTATCGAAACGTTGGAGCTCATTTCTGACCTTCAACGTCAGATAAGCGAGTCTCTGTTACATCTTTCAAGCGGATTCATCGACGATACGAAGATACTTAACGACCTTAGTTCCGCATACTTGGATATGATTTTCTCTATGCAGAATGACCTAAAAATACCTTCTCAAAAGCGCAGATAATTGCAGCACAATGTCAAAAACGTCGTAACGGCTAAAATGTCGGTCGGTATGATAACCAGCCAGACGCGCCAGTCATTACATCGGTTCATCGTAGCGCACGCTACTAGCGAAATTGCCAGATACGCGATTTCTTGCATAAACAATATCCAGAGCAGCATCCTCCCTCACCTCCTCTGGTGTGACTCCCTTCCCTGTGATAAAATAACAGGGAAAGGAAGTGTTTTTATGGATAAACTTATAGGTCATATCCCGTGGATTATTTCTCTTATTTCCGTGATAATCTCATGGAAAAGCCTGAAAAGTGCAGAAAGCATTGCACACTTTAATGCTTATTTTTCCTGCAAGTCCACTGCTTACAGCAATTTAATCGAGCAGATCTGCATCTTCTGTATGAGCGATACCTCACCCGTCGAGCCATTGATGAATGCAGTCTATCAAGCCTCTGTTTACGGTTCGCCAAACGTGCGCGCTGCTTTGCGAGTTGCTTCCAGCCAGCTGCAACGTCAGCCCAGTTCACTGAATATAGAGGATCTTTTCCGCGCTCTTCAGGAAGATTTGGACGCCATCGCAAAATTCCATCAATGGCCAGTTCTATCAGGATTAGAAAGCAGAATACAGCGTCTGCTACACCGATAATCGAAACAACCACAGCGTCAAAGTGCGTCATTGCTCACCCTCCGTTTACGAGCTGATATAAAGCGCGAACAGCGAAAACACCAGCGAAAGCAATGAGATTATCAACTTGGCTTCGTAGCTCATCCTCCCTCACCTCCTAACATTATTTTTCTAATATTACATATCGTGATATAATAAGGCGAAAGAGGTGACGCCCGTGAACCGAATAAAACAGCTTCGCACAGAAAAAGGAATGAGGCAAACCGAATTAGCTAAAATCCTAAAAATCGGTCAAGCCACCATGTCAAATTGGGAAACCGGCAGATCCGAACCCGATTATGATGCACTTATTGAAATGTCTGAAATTTTCGGAACGTCCATCGACTACATCCTCGGAAATTCAGACATAAAAAGCGCCCTCACTTGAGGACGCAGGCCTTTCCGCCGAAGAGGCGGAACTGCTTAAACTTTTTCGTGCGGCACCGGAAGCGCTGCAAGACGCTGCACTTCGGGTGCTGGAGGCAAACCAGCGCAAAGAATAGTCTTTATTTCGTCCAGCGTGGTCTGCGGACCTACCAGCCCACGCACAAGACGGATAAACTGTTGTTCTTTCGCTGTCATAACTCGCCCTCCCAAAATCGAACATTTGTTTGTATTTCCAATAATACACCGTATGTTGTATTTTGGCAAGAGGGAAAATCTATATCTTGTAAAAAATAATAAATTCATGGTGTCCAAATTGGACACCTCGATAAAGGGGGTTAGGATATGGGATTCAGATTTCGGAAATCGTTTAAAATCGCACCCGGCATGCGGCTCAATATCGGCAAGAAGTCTGTCGGCATCTCCGCTGGCGTCAAGGGTGCCCGCGTGTCGGTCAACAGTAAGGGCCGCGTCACCAAGACGGTCGGACTGCCCGGCACCGGCATCAGCTATACCGATGTTTCCACCGTTGGGAAGAAAAAGTCGGCGCACATCAGCAGCATGAATGCGCTTGAGCAGATCGAGCCAAATGATACGCCAATCGACAATATTCCGTCCATCGAACCTCAGTCGCCATGGCAAGCACCACAGTGGGTTTTGGTTTTCTTTAAGGTCTGCTGCATTATTCTTATCACCATGTCACTTACGCTCTCAACAGTTAGACCGCTCTTCGCTTTTATTATCGGCGTCATTGGATATATGGGATTCCGTTTTCGTCGCCTTTTAATTATCCAAAATGGCGGTAAAGTGCCACGACGGCGCTGGGTGATCATTGTCTCTATATGTTTTATCCTGCTGGCAATGTACGGCGCATCCATTTCTGCATAACCGACCAGAGCAGACCCTCTCCCCTTGGGGTCTGCTATATTTTCAATCACGCAATCGAACAAATGTACGCTTTTGGAGGTGTTTACAATGGCAACCGTCAGAAAGCGTGGGAAATCATATCAGATCCGCGTCTCTTGCGGATATGATATCGCCGGGAAACAAATCGTTAAAACCCTAAACTGGACACCGCCGGAGGGACTGGGTGTGCGGCAACTCAAAAAAGAGTTGGACCGACGGACAATACTTTTCGAAGAGCAATGCCGCAGCCGCATAGCGCCATCCGGCAGCATTAAGCTGGCTGACTACATCGACCAATGGCTCATCAATTACGCCGAGATGCGTCTCAAGGACACCACCGTCGCAGGCTATCGGCATTTCCGCCAGCGCACTGTTGCCGCCCTTGGACATCTGCACTTGGATAAGATCACACCCAACCACCTCAATGCATTCTACCGAAATTTGCTGGATGAGGGCGTGCGAAACATTGACCGGTATCAATGCGACAACTTCAAGGCCGTGACCAAGGCGGCCGGTGTTACAGCGAAAGCAGTCGCTGACAAAGCGCACGTGCACGTCGAAACACTGTACGGCCTAAACCGCGGCAAAAATGTTTGTGGTGCCACCGCACGCAAAATCGCTGCTGCACTCAGCTGTACAGTCGGCAGCATTTTCACGCCTGCAAAAACAGATGCAGATTTATCAAAAAATACTGTAAATCACTATCATAAGTTTTTATCGTCTGTTTTGAGTACAGCAGTTAAACAGGGACTAATCCATGATAATCCTTGCGCTCGCGCCGATCCGCCTGTTTGCGACGAGGACGAGCCAGCATATCTGCAAGAGGACGACTTGCAGGTGCTTATCCAAGCATTAGCGCATGAGCATATCAAATACCGCACTGCGGTCTATCTCCTACTGGATAGCGGTATGCGGCGAGGTGAAATACTCGGCCTGGAATGGAACGACATACACTGGGACAGCTGTACGGTTACAGTCCGGCGTAACTCGGTGTATCTCCCGAAACGCGGAGTATATACCGATACGCCAAAGACACGCGAATCCAAGCGCACCATTAAGCTACCGCAGGAGACGTTTGACATGCTCTCGCAATATCGGTCTTGGCAAGATCGCCAACGTCTCAGGCTCGGCGATAAGTGGCACGACCATGACAGGTTGTTCACGACCTGGGACGGCCATCCCATGAACCCCTCTACCCTTACCCACTGGTTCACCGATTTCGCGCGGCGAATCAGCATGCCGGAGGGGATCACGCTCCACTCTCTGAGACATACCAATGCGTCTCTTATGATCGCCAACGGCACCAATGTACGCACAGTGTCTGCTCACCTGGGCCACGCCCAAACATCCACCACCACAAACATTTACGCGCATGTAATTCAGTCCGCGGACGCCGCCGCATCCGCGGCCATTGGCAGTATCGTCCACTAGGAGTAATAAACTTTTGCTTGCGATAATATCGCCGTCCATAAAGGACAACTTACCAGTCCCCCACAAGCCAACATCTCTAAAGCGTTGCAAAAAGTCAAAGAAAAACCGCCTATTCGCATGAATAAGCGGTTTTTAATATGGTGGAGACGGTGGGGATCGAACCCATGACCTCTTGACTGCCAGTCAAACGCTCTCCCAGCTGAGCTACGCCCCCGATTCGGCTAATAAACTTTGCATAAAAATTATAACGCAACGGATTGGTTAATGTCAAGCACAGAGTATCTGGCAGTATCACCGAAATCGCAAAGTAACAATTGGTAGTGCTGCCGAAAATTTAGGTGGAACTGCCAAGTTTTATCCTCTCCTGTTAGCTTTGCAAACCGCTTTCTGTTATACTGTTTGCATAAGGAAGTGACAGCCATGTATTTCGCATACGGACAGACCGAAACCGATTATCTCAAGGCCAAAGACAGCAGACTTGCCGCTGTCATCGACCGGCTCGGCCATATTAACCGAACAGTGGACACCGACCTGTTTTCCTCGGTCGTGCACCATATCATCGGGCAGCAGATTTCCACAAAAGCACAGGCGACCATCTGGCAGCGCATGCAGGACGCGCTCGGCACGGTAACCGCCGACAGCATCGCCGCAGCCGGTGTTCCCCTGCTGCAGTCGCTCGGCATGACCTTCCGCAAGGCGGAATACATCACGGATTTTGCCGAAAAGATACGCAGCGGCGCTTTCAATCTGGAAAGCGTGAAGTACATGAGCGACGCGGATGCAATCCGCGCACTCAGTTCGCTTAAGGGTATCGGCGTATGGACTGCCGAGATGATCCTGCTGTTCTGCCTGCAGCGGCCGAACGTGTTCAGCTACGATGATCTGGCGATCCAGCGCGGACTGCGCATGGTATATCACCACCGCAAAATTGACCGCAAACTGTTTGAGAAATATCATCGGCGATTCAGTCCGTACTGCAGCGTGGCCAGTCTGTATCTATGGGAAGTCTCCGGCGGTGCGATACCGGGTATGCGCGATTATGCTCTTGTAAACAAATAAAAATCCGTTCCGGCTGCTTCTTCACGGAACGGATTCATCAGAAAATGGAGTGTTGACAGACACCTGCTTTTCCGTTGTCTGCACATATATAGTAGCGATATTTTCCGCGTTTGTCAACCTTTTCAGCGTTTTTGTGCAACGTTTTAACCCGATTCGTCAAAATTCGCAATTCATCGACCGAATCAGCAAATTTTCGGTTAAAAATACCGTATAGAGAAAGTCCCGGACAGCCTTCCGCTGCCCGAGACTTGGGGTGGTTTTATGTTTCTTGGTAAACGAATTATTCCCACTCGGCAAAATCAGCGTAAGTAGAGTTATACACATTGAAATCCAGCGCAAAACATTCGCAAATATGTTAATGCTTTGCGTTCGTATCTCAAGCACTTGGTTATCTCAGTATCAAAATAGGATCATAGATTGTGGGGGAATTCAACTGAAAACTTTTCTCGCATTTAGACACTCGTACTCTTGGCTATATCAAAACAGTCAAAAATGCTCTTAGATTGAACTATGCTAAGGATAAACACGAGCTGCCGATGAGTAGTATACCGTCGAGAATTCTTATACGTAATGGGCAGTTTATTAAAGTAAAATTGTCAACTACCATGTAATCTATTGATACAGTTTTCGATGCTGGTTAACAAAAATACAGAAATTAGTTCGCATATTTCTTAAAATTTTCAGCTTGTTCTAGAACTTCTTTATATACATCATCCATAGTTACAGGTGGGTAGTCAAACCTATCCAGCAATAAGATGAGATCAACATGAAGATTTGCTTTAATATCGTCACGGGTAGACCAATCAATGTACTTAGCTTTGTCATCGACAATAATCTTTATCTGTCTGGACAATTCAATCATTTTATCGTCAGGATACTCAAACTCGTACTTCTTGGCAACTGTCTTAAGAATGTCATAAAAGGCTTTTTCTTCGTAGTCAATCCCCATGTTCTTGAAAGAGTTCTTCTCCTTTTTTTGTTCTTCAAGAAGTCTTGCAAGTTGTTCTGCAACATCGTCAAAGACTTCGTTAGCGAGAGCTCATCACGACGGCGATTATTGTACTCATCAACAACTCGCTTGAGACGGTCCGAGAACTCCATACCCATAATGCGGTTGACTTTTTTTACTCATCAATCGCTTGAGAAAGAAGCCTCTGCAATACCTTTATTTTCGTGTTTGGAAGCTGGATTGCATTGATCTTATCCAGATACTCATCGCTGAAAATATCAACTGAGATATGCTTTCCGGTTTCAAACAGCTCCTCTATTCCATCCGATTGAATTGCGCCTTCAAGCAGTTCACGGACGCGGGCATTCATTTGTGAGATGTCAGGTGCATCACCCTTTGTAAGCTTGAAAAGAATAGAGCGCACAGCACAGTAGAAGTGCAGATAGTCCTTTCCTTTATCAGAAATCGCATCGCTTGAACTGCACAGATTAAATGCTTGCTTCATGCGCTTCACCGCAGCCATAAAGCGTGTTTCCAAGTCTTCAGTGAGCTGGACATACTCAACAGCACGATTGAGGCAAGCAAGCTGCTCCTTCGGTGACCCATTGAAGTAATCCATACTATTGTTGTGGAACATCTGCGCCAAAACATCAAGCTGATCTTTGACAATCGTGACAGACTGTTCGACACCTTCAAACTCATCGCTCTCAAAGTTGGTGTACTTCTTGAGGGCAAGATTCATGTTTTTCTTAATACCGATATAGTCCACAATTAAGCCCTTGTCCTTGCCAGTATAGACGCGGTTGACGCGGGAAACTGTCTGGATAAGGGTATGCTGCTGGATAGGCTTGTCGATGTAAATTGTGTCAAGTGCCGGTACATCAAAGCCGGTCAGCTACATATCAACGACAATCGCAATTTTGAAGTTAAATTTTACATTGATTGATTAAATGATAAGGAGATGGGATACGATGAGAACAATATTTGCAGAATACAATCCACAACGAAACAGCATTGACATTTATACAAATGTTGGCTATATGCTTCGCATTGACTGCTGGGAAGCCGAAAAGGATTTAAAAACCACACCCGGATCAGACTGTGCATTGACTTCACTTGCAGTCGATGAACCACTTGAATATGCGAGATGATATCTTGAGGGCAATTTACAGATGTGGGTAGATGCAGAAGATTCATTAGAGTTATAAAATGCAAGCAGCCTGTACGCTTCATTACACACAGGCTGCTTAATCAAATTTATTATAATTGATGAAAAATCGGTTGCATTTTGTCAAAAGTACAAAACTTTTTGAAGCCAAGTGCTTTTAATTCCTGTTATGATACTGAGGATATCCCAGCAATACTTGCTATCCCTGATACCTTATTCTTTCTACCAGCGTTTCCTTTTTCAGATTACTGCTTAAAACACAGGAAAGCACAATTTGTAGAATACCAACCAGAAGAATCATAACAAGAATCGGGATAAGAGGAACGTGATAAACGTTCATTCCAAAAATCCCATTATGCTTCGCATAGGAAAACAGTGCATAGCCAAGGGGCAGACCGGCAGCAAGTGCGACGCAGATGGTGCCAACCGTAAAAATCAAGCCCTGTATTTGTAAGCTCAGATTCAACTGCTTATTGGTCATGCCTACCGCTTGCAGCACACCGTATTCCTGCTTCTTCGTGATGATATTGATGATCATGGTGTTTGCCAGATTCATAAACCCAATGAGACCGACAATTGCCATGAACAGATAGCAGCCAAGCTTCATCATACGGCTTGCGTATTCTGCAGATTGTAACTGTGCATGATAGGTATCCATTTTTATATGCGAAGTATTAGAAATCAAAGTATTCAGACTCTGTTCCACAGATGCAACATCTTTTTTATCACAGTCCACCCACAGATAGCCATAGGCTGTTCCCCTCGGATTCATGGAACGGTATACTTCTTCCGGAATGACAAGATAAGTGTCCGCGCTTACAAAGGAGCCTGCGATTTTTCCATGATAGGTATAGGTTCCGCTTCCGTTATCAAAGTTGAATGTAATCGGTGCACCCGCAGAATACCCGTCAGCTTCCATCCACATGGACCAGCCAAAGAAAACATCCCCGTTTTTGACAGCCTGTGCATAGTCCATGGAACCGATATCGCCATCCCCGCGCATCATTTCAAAATCCTCTTGATTTACGATTGCAACCGGAAATTTTGTTCCGTTCAAATCTGCAGAGACGATTTCTCTCGTCAGTACATCCGTTACACCGGGGATGGATTTGATTTCTTTAATCAAAGAATCATTCAGTGGGTTGTTCTGTAGGATTGTGTCCAGATTATTCTCCGAATAGGCTTCATCATAATTCTGGGAATAATCCAGCTGCAACTCAAATTGTCCATGATTAACGGAAAGACGTGCTTCATGCTCCGTGTCAATATTCCCAACATAATTAGAGACAATTACAAACAATACACAGGAAAGCCCCATGGTAAGAATCGTAGCAATGGTTCTTTTCGGATTGCCTGTCACATTTGCCATTGCCATGGAGAAAACGGTGACATCTTTTCTGCCTTTTCGTCTGCCCTGTTTTTGCGTTTTGGAGCCGCCAAGATACCGTGTCGCTTCGATGGGTGAAATCCGGGAAACAATTTTCATGGGTTTGCGCAGAGCCAAAACGACCGTAAGAAACGATACAAAAATGCAGATGAGCATAATTGTCAGTGAAAACAGAGGAACCTGATGGTTCTTAATTCCGGACGATACCAGATTTCCCTGCTCCACCAGCCAGTTGAAGCTGACTTTTGCAATCAGGAAACCAAACAGCAGCCCCAGCGGTATCGAAGGAACCGCCAGAAGAATGCCCTCACGAAAGATCAGCTGCTTCATCTGCTTTCTGGTTGCACCCAGCGCCTTGATTTTTCCGTATTCCTGAACCTTCTGGGCGATCCCGACCTGGAAGATATTATAAATGACCACAACGGAAAACAGCACGATGCCGAGGATCAGAGTTCCGCAAACCACAATCATTTCATAGCTCGGCTGCAATACCCACTGCAGGTAGAGGTCATTGATGCTCACGTTTTTCTGGTCAATGCCGCAGGAATCCGCGATTTCTTTTATAACAGGCGCAACATTATTCATAGATACATTTGCAGAATCGCTCAAGGTAAAATAGATATTATATTGCCTGTCACCCTCCGCAACACGCTCATTATAAAAATCCTGCGAACCGAATACAACATAGGAAGCCTCGATGGTATATTCATCCCGGTCATATAAAATCCCGCTGACAGTAAATTCCACCGGTGCGTATTCCGACTGCATGCCGGAACGGTACTCCAATGTTACGGTGTCTCCGACCTTTACATCATGGTATCCCACTGCATCAAAGAAAGCGCGTCCTGCGGCAATTTCCTGCGCCTTTTCCGGATAGGTACCTTCCTTCAACACATATTCCTGATTATAGGGAAGCATTTTCCTGACCGTTTCATCCGCACTGACAAAGCCGCCATTTTCATTTCCTTTCAGGATGCCCTCCGTACACATGATGCCGATATCAGATATCTCAGCTCTGCGTTCCACTTCTTTTAATTGCGTACCATCTGCGGCGATAAACAGGCCGTAGTTGCTTCCGTATGAGCTTGCAGCCTGATCCTTCTGTAAGAGGATCAGTCCATTTCCAATTGTACTGATAATGACCAGAAGCATGGTAGTCAGGCAAATCGCCGTCATAATGAGGACACTTCTTGTCCGATTTCTTTTGTCGTTGCTGAATGCAATTTTGCTGATCGTCCTCAATTAAAATCCACCACCTGTCCATCCTCGATGACTAAAATACGGTCAGCAACCTGCGCGATCTCATCATCATGGGTAATCATTACAATCGTCTGTCCATATTTTTTTGCGCTCATTTTCAGCAGTGCGATCACCTCGTCACTTGTCTTGGAATCAAGATTTCCGGTTGGCTCGTCCGCAAGCAAAATCTCCGGTCTGTTTACCAAGGCTCTTGCAATCGCAACGCGCTGCTGCTGTCCTCCGGAGAGGGTATTCGGAAGATTATGAATCCGGTGTTCAAGACCCAGTGTGGTGATAATATCATTGACATAAGCTTTATCCACTTTTTTCCCGTCAAGCCCCAACGGAAGAACGATATTTTCCCACACGTTGATGGAGGATACCAGATTGAATGCCTGAAATACAAATCCGATCTTTCTTCTCCGGAAAACGGCAAGCTGATCCTCCTTCATGGAATACAGGTCCTTGTCAGACAAGATCACGCTGCCGCTGGTTGGTGTATCCAGCCCGCCCAGCATATGCAGCAGGGTACTTTTTCCGGAGCCGGATTTTCCGACAATGGCGACAAATTCTCCCTGCCCAATCTGGATATTCACATGATTGACGGCTTTGACCTGATTTTCCCCCGTCCCATAAAATTTGCAAAGCTGATTCGTTTCTAATATCACGCCCACTCCAATGGCCTCCTTTTCTTATTTACCGGCATTGTATCAAAGGAACCTTTCATTTCACTTTCAAAAAGAGAGCAGAAGTCTTACAGATTTGAAAGACTTCTGCTCATCATCTCTACGAAAGTCCATTCTCCGGCAGCTGAATCAAAAATGTACTTCCTTTTCTGACTTTGCCGGAGGCTACCGTGATCGTCCCACCATGCTGCTCAATAATCTGTCTGGACAGATACAGACCGATGCCAGTTCCGCTCTTTTCGCGGATTTCCGGCGCAGTCCCTCTGTAAAACCGCTGGAATATTTTATGGTATTCACTCTGCGGGATTCCGATTCCCTGATCCTCGATCTCAATTCTCACAAAGCCGGTTCGTTTTTGTAGCCGGATCGTGATTTTTGAATGTTCTGGGCTGTATTTGATGGCATTGTCCAAAACGTTAATGATTGCTTCTCCAAGCCAACGTTTATCCTGCATGAGTGCACAATGCTCCAGTGATTCGTTGCAGTCGAAAATAAGTTCTATCCCTTTCTCCGCTGCCTTTGGATACGTTCGGTTTACTGCGGAGATGATCGTATCCATAATGGGAAGTGTTTTCTGATCAAGCTGAATCAAACCTGTCTCCAGTTTGGATATTTCCAGCAGAGACTGCAACAATGTTTCCAATCCGTCCAATGCACTCCGGCAGCGGATGCGAAATTCCTGTTGCTCCGTCTCACTCAGATTGTTCCGCAGCAATATGCTAAAGCAGGTATCCAAGGCTGCAACCGGGGTTTTCAGCTGATGGGAAATATCGGATACCATTTCCTTTGTGCTTTCCTTCTCCGCTCTGGCTTCCTCTTGCAGCAGCTGGATATGATGTCCGATTGCTTCAAGCTGAAATTTCAGTCTTTCCTGCCCGACATGATCTTCTGTGTCCGGCACTACCTCAAAGTGATTTTCCCGAAATGCAATCAGGATTTGCTCCAGTTGCTCCAATCGTTTCCGACTTTCTTTCGCCTCAGCTTTCTTCCGGTAAAACAGGAACGTTAGCAAAGACAGACATAGCACTGCACTTGTACAGCCGGTTATCATGATATTCTGCCGGAAGCGCACATAAAACGAAGTCCCTTTGTTTTCCCAGTACCCGTATTGCTCTAATAATCGCTTACCTTGTTCATTGGCTTGATGGTCGTTTCCTTTCAGCCATCCTGCGGCAACATCCATGCCGGTGGTCTCTGCGCCCGCCGCAACTTCTGTCAGGATATCCATTTTACATTGATAATCCTGATAATATAAATAGGTGGTAAAGCAGTTCAATACCGCAAAAAAGAGTAGAACCGGCAGCACCAGTGACAAGGCATCAACCCACTTTTTACGATGTCGTTTCGTCACTGACTTACCTCCTGATTCCATATATACCCAAGCCCGCGGATGTTTTTAATATAGACCGGAGCCGCCGGATTGTCTTCGATTTTCTCCCGAAGCCTTCTGATGTTCACAGCTACCGTATTTTCATCCATAAAATCACCATCCAGATCAAACACGTTTTCTAACAGCTGTGTTTTTGAAAGAATCTGTTTCGGGTTTTGAAGAAAAAAGGACAGCATTTTCAGTTCATTCTTCGTAAGGCTTATTTCTCTTTCCTTTACGAACGCCCTCATCTCTCCGGGGATAAATACGATATCCTTTGAATGAATTTTTGGAGTTCCGGGTTCATTCTTTCTGCGGCGGAAATGAGCCTCGATTTTCAGAAGAAGTACGGAAAGGCTGAACGGTTTCGTCATATAATCGTCCGCACCGGCTTCATATCCCATGACCTGATCTGTCTCCTGATCCAACGCGGTAAGACAGATAATATATACATTTTGACAATTCCGCATCCATCTGACAAGCTCTAATCCGTTTCCATCCGGAAGATTCACATCACAAATGGCAACATCCACATTATTATCACTTGCAATTCTTTTCGCTTTTTTCACTGATTCTGCTGAAAAAACCTCATATCCGGATTTTTTCAGCGAAAATGTAATTCCACGATTTAAATTTTCATCATCTTCAACACGAGTATACCTGGCATAGCATATGCACCTCTCTTTATTAACTATATATATCAGCTGGGAGATGACTCCCACCTCTATAGGTGGTGAGAAACAAGCTTGTATCAGTGGGGGAGTCAATCCCCCAGCTGATATAGCCTCCAGCAGGATTGCAGAGGTGCGCGTCATGCAATTGCATGACGCGCACCTCGCAGCAAGAATGCCGAGGCATTCTTGAATTAATATCAGAGTACTGCTTCTTCAATTCTCTCATCGTTTGTATCTCCAAAAGATAAAACAATAGTCTTGTATTACACTGTCAAAAAGTCTCTCAATTTGTGCGATACTCCATACAAATTCTCTTTGAATTGACGGGAGAACATATTGATTAGCAGAAATATCCTTCACGACTTCTGCTATCGTTAATGGTGACTCATATGCCATTGATTATGCCTCCTTCTTTTTTACATATGTGAGCTGAATATCATAACCGAGAGCATCCAGCATCTCTACAAAAGCTTTATTAATAACGCCATTTCCTTTGAGTTTCAAACTTATCGCTGGCAAATTTCAAGAAGAAAAGGCTGAGAACGACGTGTTTGTATTCTGCTGGTTCAACAGACCCACGAAGTTTGTCTGCGCTTTTCCACAATGCTTCTTCCATGCTTATCTGCTTTTTAGGTTTAGTAGCCTTGGCCATAACGTTTCTCCATTCTGCTTACTTACTTTAGTCTCATGTATTTTAATATATTTTGTGATGTTACTACAACTGAAATCCTGTATTTTGTATCTTTATTGTTTAGTATATCATTTTCATACGAATCTCGCAAGATTGTACGAATACTTCTCTATCTTCGTTTTTGTAAATAAAAGGCGATTGGGGTGTATACCTCAATCGCCTATAAACGATATTATCAAGTTTTAGTATCTGTGGATCATAAACATCGGTGTACAAGGGGTACAAACGAGATAAAATAGAAATGAGGGGCGATAGAGCGGAAATGTCAGATTTTCCACTCTATCTGAACACGGTCGCTGGTGGCCTTGATCGTAGAGATCAAACCATCGGCGGCTTTTCTTTTGTCGTCAAAATCTATGCTGTCCCAGTTGTCGAGATAATAGGATAACTTCTTTATCTGCTGGGGCGATATGGTTTCAACGCTCAATTCAGCGATTGCCTTTGAAATGGTCTGGCGTCGGGTGTCCAGTTCTTCAATTTTTTTGTTGGCGTAGGCAAGCAAGGTCGCATTGGCTCCGGTCAGCGTATCCAGCAGCTTTTCAATTTCTGCCTCCACCTGTGCCAGCTCCACTTGATAGGTGGTCAGCTTCGGATTGACTTTTTCCTCCCTGCCGTGGAGTATCTGAAAGTCTTTGAACTTCTCCTGCATGGCCGAGAAAATGAATTGCTCAAATTCTTCTTTGCGGATTTTCCCGCAGCCCGGACAGCCTTTGTTTTCCGTCCGTTTGGTACAGCGGAAATAGCCGGTGCTGTTTGGTACATGGGTGGCTTTCAGAGCATACCCACAATGCCCGCATTTGATTTTTCCGGCCAGCCAAGTATTTTTCGGTTTCCGTCCCTGCTGGAAGGTGGTATTTGCCATAAGTTTTTTCCGGCATTTCAGCCATGTGTCAGAGGAAATGAGTGCTTCATGGGGAGCGATAACAAGTATCTGGTCTTTTAAGTACCTGTCCTTGTCCTCTTTCACATCCCGCCCCTGATAGAGATAGCAGCCGTTTGTTCCGGCAAAGTCAGAAGCGTCATTGACAATCGCTGCACCCTGACTCTTGAAAAATTCGTACAGCTCCAAATCGGCCTGTGCGTAAACGGGGTTTCTTAAAAGCTGGGAAAGAAATGTACGGAACATGGATTTGCCATAAATTTTTATGTCATGTTCCTCGAAGTATCGGGTAATATCTCCGAAGGAGGTTTCCGGTTCAGCGTACATTTCAAACATCAGCCGAACATGGTCGGCGGCTACGGGGTCGGCAACCATTTTCTTTGTGCGGATACCCTCTACCACAGTAGGCTCTAACTGATAACCGTATGGTGCCTGTCCGCTCATGTGAAAGCCTTTCAGGCACCGTGAATAGTAGGCGTCTGTGACACGCTTCTGAATTGTCTCACGTTCAAGCTGGGCGAATACAATGCAGATATTCAGCATGGCCCGGCCCATCGGGGTCGAAGTATCAAACTTTTCTGTGGATGATACAAACTCCACATCATACTCTTGAAACAGCTCCATCATCGTTGCAAAGTCCAGAATAGAGCGGCTTATACGGTCCAGTTTATACACGATGACCCGCCTGACCTTTCCCTTGCGGATCTCGCCCAGCAGCTTTTGAAACTCCGGCCTGTCCGTATTTTTACCGGAATAGCCTTTGTCCTTGAATACCCGGCAGCTCCCACCTTTCAATTCATACTTGCAAAAGTCGATCTGACTTTCAATGCTGATACTGTCCTTGCGGTCTACTGACTGTCTTGCGTAAATACAATCTTCTCTGATAAATTCCATATTGGGCTCCTTTCCTTGTTGGAATGGAGCTACCAACCTTACAACTATATTATACCATCAGCAGCCCCGGACAACAATGTTGCGAATGATTAGGGAAATCTGTCTCCATATTTGCGGAACACCTCATAAAGACAACGCTCAATTTCTTTTTTGCGCTGTGCTTTCTCCTTCGGGGGAAGTACCGGCGTGAGGCTTTCCAGCACAATGATCTTCCCTTGAAATGCGACAGACTTTGTTTCTCGTTCATAAGTGACAGCTTGCGTCATTGAAAACCTCCTTTGCGAAAGTGCGTGTATATGCCAGCCTTTCCCACTTGTCCCGTGGGGAAATGTCAAAAGACGGCACCCAGCAGGTGCCGCCCTTTGAGCTTTCTCCACTTCGGGTCAATGTGGTCCGAGGTCAGTAAGGACTGGAAAGGTACTTTTCTTTGGCATCCTCCACGCTGTTGAGGTCGAATACTTCATAAAGCTGCCCCACAACACGCCGTATATCCTTCTTTGAAAATCCGCAGTTCTCCATTGCCATAATGACATAACCACGGCAGGCGTCATTGCTCCATTCGTCCGGTTCCAAGCCGGGGATCATTCCAAACGCATTTCCCATAAAATGCTCCTTTTTTGAAAAGATGGGGAGCCACACCGGATCGGTTGGCCTATCATCAGACAGCAT